CTGAGCAAGTGGATAAACTGCTCACCAACTTAAATAAAATAGAGGATACGAAAATGACTACTTACTTTAAAGTTACAGCAGCACCTGCACCTGTTACAAACAGAAAGCACAAGCGCAGATGGCAGGATCTCTTCTTGTCAATGAAGTCTGGTGAATGGTTCTATGTTCCTAAAGAGGATCATGGTAGAGTCGCTGGTTCTGCGAACAATTATGTGAAAGGAAAGTACACCATGTACAAAGTTGAAGAAGGCTACTGCTTCAAGCTACTGGAAGAGGTGTAATGGATCAAGACAAGATCAAATGCGCCCAGTGTAAAAAGCTGGGCCATCCACTTGAAATGGTTTTCGTATGGGTGAAAACTCTGTGCGGAAAGTGTGCAACCCGCCAACTAATGAACCTAGGGAGGTTAAGATAATCAAAATTAAAATAACAAAATGTGCAAACTGTGGTGCAGAAACTAATTACTATTCAATGGTTTACGTTGATAACCTATTAGTCTGCGCTAAGTGTGCGATGGTTCAATTAAGATGGTAACAATTTGTTACAATTTAAAGTTGCTGCCATTCCAAAAAACTGCTACCCTATATTCTCAATAAGAGATTAAACAAGTTCAAACAAAGGAAACAAAATGAACACTAATGTATTAAATTTATTTAACAAGACTAGCTCAAATGGTTTTTTAAATATCTCTTTAGCTAATCCTTTACATCCACTTGACGAGCTAGAACCACCACGTATTGTTGACACTGTGATAGAAGCAAGACCTATGCACTACACAAATGTTAATGGTGATCGTGTTATTGATCCGACTCGTCGTGGCCTTCATGTTGCTGGTACTGATGACGCACCTATCAATGTGGTTAAGCCTAGCTATAACTTCAAGGGCGCACAGTATGGTGATCTGTACAAGGCTATGGTTAGCATCTGCAAGGCATCAGGTATTAACTGCAAGGGTGCGAAGGTTGATCATCAGATGTCGCATGATGGTGCCTTGGGTACGATTACGATCACACTGCCTGAGTATACCATAGAGACTGCCAAAGGTGATGAAAGTGTATTTCAAATCAATGGTCGTACATCATTCAACGGTATGTGGGCTGTTGTCCTACAGATTGGTGCAGTTCGTATGCTTTGTATCAACGGGCAGGTCTTCGTGGATAACTTCAGCATGTACAAGGCGAAGCACACCATCAGCATGGATACTGAACATGCCAAGCGTAAGCTCGCTGCTGCACTGAATAGTTACCAGCATGAGGCAGAGCGTTGGAAGTACTGGACTAAGAACAGCATCACTAATCGTGAGGCATTCAACATATTTGCAATGGCTTCCAAGTGTAAGTTTGTTTTAGCTAAGCCCAACATGTCAGTCACTGAGCTAATGGAAGAACCTGAAGTATACCGTAACCGTTCGCTTCAGTATCTTTGGAATCAGTACACCACTGACGAACAGAAGACGTTAGGCTCTACTCACTGGGCAGTGTACAATGCAATGACTCATTGGAGTACACATGCTCCTGCTTCTCAGAAGACTGCTCAAGGTAACATCCTAGCAATCAAGGCGAAGCGTGTTGAGTCAGTACGTGAAGCAGCCAAGTCACTAGCAGCGTAAGGAGAAAGATGAATATCTTTTACATAGATACATGCCCTGTCAAAGCAGCGCAGATGCAATGCGACAAGCACGTAGTTAAGATGGTACTAGAGTCAGCACAGATGCTTTGTGCTGCTCACCATGTTCTTGAAGGAGGTGCGCCTGTTCCATACAAACTGGCGCATAAGAACCATCCTAGTACAGTATGGGTACGCTCCAATAGTAAACACTATGATTGGCTTTACAGGCATTTCATGGCTCTCTCAGACGAATACACTGAAAGGTATGGTAGGGTACACCTTGCGTGGAAGAAGTGTGCATTCCTCTTGCTGTTCCCTCCTACGAGCATCCCTGATACTGAGTGGGAAGATCCTCCTCAATGTATGCCTGATGAGTGTAAACGTGAGACATCTTTGGCTGGGTACACTGAATATTATTTTAATTACAAACCTCTTGTGATTGATATGCGATGGCCTAGCCACAGACAACCAACTATGGAGCGTAACTATGCTACTGCTTAAAGCAATACAGGCTCAGAAAAAACGAGCTAAGATGTCTGCAACTAGTATTGATATTGACAGGTATCGTACCAAGCTGACTGATGAAGAGATTCAAAAAGTATTTCAAATGACTAGGGAGAACTGTCCCGTGAGCGAGATCGCTGAGACTGTAGGCATTGGATACTCTACTGCTTACAACTATCGCAGACAGGAACAAAGACGAATGGCAAAGGGAGCCTAAGATGCAAAACGTAATTGATGTGTCGAACCATATTCTAAAGTATTCACAAGTCTATACCTTTGAGGCACCAGTGACTGACTTGGTAAAGGAAGAGGCACTTCAGTTATGCTTGAAGCATGGGGAAGAATTTGTTATCCTGTTCATTGAAAACTATTTGAATCTAATGATGGAGGAATTGTATGAGCGCAACTGACCCAAGAGCAGAGTTCTATTCTGCACTAGATGATTGGTGGGCGCAGCTATGGGCCTTACGAATATGCACTGATCAGCCTCAAGATAATATAAAGAGAAAGTTCTTTACTCTTGTTGAAGACAGATGCAGTGAGGTAGGATGCTGGAAGCTAGGAGATGATGTTCTATCTAGTTTGTTCTGCGACTTCCTCAATGACTTAGGAGAGTGGTGATGGACTATTATCTGCCGCTTACCAATGAACAGTATGACATCTTTAAAACATCCAAGTACATCCGTACCTTGTATGAGAATAAGTGTTCTGTTACTGTAGCAAGCAACTCTGGTAAAGGAGTGGTGCTTCTTCTGGGCGAAGGAATTGACATTGATGTTTACAGAGATGTTTACTTTCCTTTCATAGAGGAGTACAATCTAGATTCATTAACCAAGAAAGGAGATGAAACATGAACCCACCTTCAGTCGTAGAGGGACAGGTATACTACCCTCATTTGGTAGTTCCTAATCTGGACTATAACAAAACAACAGCATGGTACGAGCTATTCCTAGCAGTATCTGATGATGTCTTTGCTATGTTCAAAGATGCGGGATTCTCAGAGGCGTTCTTGATGCCGCCGGGGAAGAAGAACTTCACACCTGATGCTGTGATTAAGTTTGCTACTTGGGCGCATAACTCTGATGGAAGTCAGATACCTGCACCTATTGTAGTAGACAAGGATAAGAACAGGACAGACGTATCTATTGGCAACGGTTCTACAATCGCTGTGCAATGGGCGCGTAAGGAGTATGGCAAACTAAATAAGATAGTACGTCCACAACTCCAAGCTGTTCAGATTCTTAATCTGATTGAGCGTGGTGAGCAGACCGTAGAAACACCTACCACAATAGAAAGCTTAGCATTTTAAGGAGGCACAATGAGTGATCAACAAGGATGGACTTACACTTCTGAGTCTGGAACCTACGCTGTAGATAGGTTTACAGATGAAGGTAAGAGTGCTTTTGTCTTAATCATAGAGACAGATAAAGAAATACAGCAAGCTAGGAAGACCTTAGCTAAATTAGAAATGGCTGCTAAAGGTTTCAATGAAGCAGTACTTCAACAACTAACTGACGATATGCTAGTCGAAGAGGAGGCGGCAGAGGAACCTGTTCAATCAGACTCACATGAAATTTAAATTATAGGAGTAAGCTAATTGAGTTTCGTCAAACTCCATCAGCCCTGCCCTGACTGTGGATCAAGCGATGCACTATCTATCAATGACGATGGTAGTGCATTCTGCTTTTCATGCGGGGAAAGGTTCAGCAGTAGAAAGTACAACGCATTGTTAGGTGATTCGCCTACAGGAGATATTGAAATTAACTTAATAGAAAAAGAACCCATCACCTTCGCAGAAGAGGGTGAGTACGTGCCACTCAGAGATCGTGGAATATCAGAGCAAACAGCTAGGAAGTATGGTGTTCGATGTATCCTTGACTCTGCTGGCAACATCCTCAAACATCTTTACCCTTACTACAAAGATAAAGAGATTGTAGCCTACAAGGAACGTGTACTAGGCAGCACAGGGAAGCAAAACTTCTTTTCAAAAGGAGCTATTGGTTCTGCTGGTCTGTTTGGTGAACATATGTTCCAAGCGGGTGGCAAGTACATAACCCTAGTTGAAGGTGAGTGTGATGCTATGGCTGCATACGAACTACTAGGATCTAAATGGCCCGTACTCAGCGTCAGATCAGGCGCACAGGGCGCAGAGCGTGACGTTAAAGCATCACTAGAGTACCTAGAAACCTTTGACAACATAATAATTAACTTTGATGAGGACAAGGTAGGAAGAGAGTCTGCTAGGCGTGTAGCTAGGCTGCTTAAACCCAGCAAAGCAAGGATAATGACACTACCTGAAGGCGTTAAAGACGCCAATGATATGCTGAACAAGCAGGATCACAAAGGGTATGTTGCAGCTTGGTGGGCAGCTAAAACTTATACACCCTCTGGAGTTCTTAGTGTCTCTGAGAACAAAGAGAAGTACAAGAACAGAGAGAAGAAGCAATCCTTCCCCTACCCTTGGCAAGGTTTGAATGAGAAGCTAGAAGGGCTTAGGCACGGTGAACTAGTTACACTAACTGGAGGCACAGGCTTAGGTAAGTCTAGTGTTACACGCGAACTAGAACACTGGCTAATTAAAACAACAAACGATAACGTAGGCATCATTGCTCTGGAAGAAACCTTCAACAGAACAGTTGATGGTATACTTTCAATTGAAGCTAATGCTAAGTTACACATTGACAGGATACGTGACCAGTACACAGAAGAAGAACTAGATGAGTTCTTTGATGTAATGTACGACGGTGACAACAACAATCGTGTATGGATTCATGCACACTTCGGAGCAAACGACATAGACTCTATCTTCAGTAAGTTAAGGTTTATGATTGTAGGCTGTGGGTGTAAGTGGGTTGTCATTGATCACCTGCATATGATGGTATCTACTACCATTGAAGGTGATGAAAGACGAGGCATAGACGCTATCATGCACCGCATCAGGACGCTCGTAGAAGAGACAGGAGCGGGAGTGATCTTAGTGTCACACCTTCGTAGGGTAGATGGCAACAAAGGCCATGAGAACGGCATAGAGACAGGTCTAAGCCACCTCAGAGGCAGTCAGTCCATTGCCCAGCTATCTGACTGTGTTATATCACTTGAACGTAACCAACAATCAGATGATCCTTTAGAGGCATCAACTACCAGAGTACGAATACTTAAATCAAGATACACAGGTGATGTGGGACTAGCTACACATCTTGTATTTGACAATGAAACAGGTAGACTATCTGAAGTAGATGGAGATGACATAAGCAACTCCAATGATGAAGATAAGGAACTGGCACTGGAGTTTGATTAATGAAACTTGTATTCGACATTGAGACAGATGATCTCAAAGCAACAAAGATATGGTGCTTAGTTGCCAAGGACATAGAAAGTAAACAACTTTACACCTATGGGCCTGATCAGATAGATGAAGGATGCCAGCTTCTATCTGAGGCAGACGAACTAATAGGCCATAACATCATAGGCTTTGACCTACCTGTACTTAGAGATTTAACTAGATTCAAAACGCTTGGTCATGGGCAGAAGATAGTTGATACTCTTGTACTATCTAGATTGTTTGATCCAGTGCGTGAAGCTGGTCACGGTCTAGGCACATGGGGACACAAGCTACGTTCAAATAAAATAGAGTTCAAAGAGTTCTCTGGTGGCTTTACCAAAGAGATGCTGGAGTACTGCATACAGGACGTTGAGTTAAATGTTCTTGTTTACTTTGCTTTACGTGAAGAGTCCAGAGGGTTCAGCAGAGAAAGCGTTGAGCTTGAGCATGAGGTAGCAGACATACTAAAGGAGCAGGAGAAGCATGGATTTTTATACGATTCTATGGGTTCAGATCTACTTCTTGCTGAACTACGAGAGACAGTTGCTAAGACAGAAGCAGCAGTCAAAAGAGTATTTAAACCAAAAGTCACAAAGACAAAGCTGTACCCAAGGATCACCAAAAACGGTTCATTGAGTAAGATGGCTAGTCTTTGCGAAGCAGGTGTAGGCAAAGGCGTGAGGATGACTCGCGCAGAGCATGAGCTTATGTCAAAGAAACTAGAGAAGGCTGAGTACGATGTACAAAAATGTGACCCTGTTATACGCAGTAGATCTCAAGATTTTAATCTAGGTTCTAGGCAGCAGGTAGGCGAATACCTACAAGACTTTGGATGGAAACCTACTGAGTTTACTGCTCATGGTAGACCAATAGTAAATGAGAAGACTCTTGCTGAAGTCAAGGGCATCAAAGAAGCAGAGTTGATAAAGGCATACTTGATGTACCAGAAGAGAGTATCTCAAATAAACTCTTGGAATGAATCAGTAGAAGAAGATGGTAGAGTGCATGGGTTTGTAATACCTAACGGTGCAATCACTGGACGGATGACTCACAGGAATCCTAACATGGCACAGGTGCCTAGCTCTAACTCGCCCTATGGCTCTCAGTGTCGTGCAGTATGGACTGTACCAGAGGGCTATAAGCTAGTTGGTATTGATGCCAGTGGCTTGGAACTTAGAATGCTTTCACACTACATGGACGATAAGGACTATACAAATGAAGTCATTAACGGAGACATACACACCGCTAATCAAAACCTTGCGGGACTTGAATCAAGATCTCAGGCGAAGACATTCATATATGCCCTCCTATACGGAGCAGGAGATGAGAAACTTGGAAGCGTGGCTGGTGGAGGTCGGTCAGTTGGTACAAGACTTAGACAATCTTTCTTCGATAATCTACCAGCATTCAAGTCTCTTAAAAATAGAGTTGGATCAGCGTCTGAAAGAGGTTATCTCAAAGGGTTAGATGGTCGTAAACTGTTTGTCCGTAGTGAACACGCTGCACTTAATACTCTACTGCAAGGCGCAGGTGCTGTTGTTATGAAGCAAGCTCTGGTACTATTCAACAGAAGTTTAAAGAAGGAAGGTCTGGATGCTCACTTCGTGGCTAATGTGCATGATGAATGGCAGCTAGAGGTTCTTGAGAAGGATGCGGAAAGGGTAGGTCAACTAGGAGTCGAAGCTATTGTTGCTGCTGGCGAACATCTTGATCTAAAATGTCCACTAGACGGAGAGTATAATGTCGGAAACAACTGGGCTGAAACACATTAAAAACTGCACTCACTGTGGCGTTACTTTAAAAGAAGGTGTTAATTGGCAAAGCAGCCAAGTAAAGCAAAAAAAGTATTGGTGCAATACTTGCAAACAAAAAAGCAATGAGAGTCGAATGTGGGTTAACGGTAAGTACATTTCTTTTAATCACCCGCTATACAAGCCGGGGCGTTACAAAGGTTTTACTGATGCAGCCTTTAGTTCTCTACAGAACTATGAAGACTCTAAGCAAGGCCAAGTGTACGTGATACGAAACCCTGCCTTCCCTAGCTGGTGCAAAGTAGGTATGGCTGTAGATGCACAGGATAGACTGAAGCAGTACCAAACATCCTCACCATACAGGGACTACGAATTAGTAAAAGCATACAACACTGAGAACAGGCGAGAGGCTGAAGCACAGGCACATGCTCTTCTTGAAAAGAATTACGAACGTAGAGGTGAGTGGTTTGTTTGTGATGCTAGTCTGGCTGTTGATAAACTAGATAATCTATTTGAGGGGAAGCAACTTGAACTCTTCTAAAAATCTATCAACACTCGTTGAAGACATCTACGAAAAGATTGAGTGTCTATCTCAGGGTGAGAACATGGACATTCCACAGGATCTTATAGATGACTTTGGCGAGAGGATGAAGCAAGCCCTAGTCCACTGGACTGAGCCTAAGAAGCAGACCAAGGGCCTTCGTATGAGCAACATAGGAAGACCTGCTAGGCAGCTATGGTACGAGTCTAAGAAAGATTCTGAACCTACTCCACTCAAAGCACCTACCCATATAAAGTTCCTGTACGGTCACCTTCTAGAAGAACTATTACTTTTGTTTGCAAAGATAGCTGGTCACTCAGTATCTGATGAGCAGAAAGAAGTAGAGGTTGATGGTATCAAGGGTCACATAGACTGCAAGATAGATGGACAAGTCGTGGACATTAAGACTGCATCTAACTTTGGTTTCAAGAAGTTCAAAGAGGGTACGCTGTATCAAGATGATCCCTTTGGTTACATGTACCAGCTTTCAGGCTATGAAACAAGCGAAGGCACTACTGAGGGTGGCTTCTTAGCTATCAATAAAGAGACAGGAGAGCTTGCACTTTATTGTCCGGGGGACTTGACAAAACCAAATGTCAATGGTAGAATAGATAGTCTAAAAAATAAATTAAAATCAGATACTCCTCCTGAGAAATGTTATCAACCCGTACCAGAGGGTAAGAAAGGTAACATGCGCCTTCCTACTGGCTGCGCCTACTGCGGCTTCAAGAATGAATGCTGGTCTGATGCTAATAACGGTAGAGGACTACGTGTGTTCAAGTACGCCAATGGTCTTAAATACTTTACACGGGTAACATCTACTCCTAATGTGCAGGAACTCATAATCAAGTGAATAAAAATAAATTAAAACAAATACACAGGAAGACAGAGAGCCTTCTTGTTGATTGGTTGCGAAGCATGGTATCTGATGAAGAGGCTAAGAGAGTTAACACTAAGAATGTTATGCAGTTCATGCCTGAGACAGAGATATACGCTCCAGTTAAATCAGGTATCAGATGTGTGCCTATGACTCCAAGGTGGATCAATAAAGAACTAAAGAAAATGCTACAACAAGACAGTAACCTTGATGTCGATGCCGTTACTCTTGATGATCTTAATTTAATTGCAAGTAATCAACGAGATGCTGTTCATAGAAGGAACATAGTAGATGGCAGCGCGTAAGCCTAGAGTACCTAGACCTAAGAAGTATGTTAAACCTGACGGGAATAAATACGACTCCATATGGGAGGCGGTGTTACATGAAGGCATACTTAAATACTGGGAACATCACACAGAGAAAGTACCGTATGTTACAGAGCATACATACGAGCCAGACTTCTTTAAGATTGTAGGTAAGAAGAGAATACTTCTTGAATCTAAAGGCAGGTTCTGGGATCATGCTGAGTACAGTAAGTACGTGTGGTTAAGAAAAGCCTTGCCTAAAAACACTGAACTTGTTTTCTTGTTTGCTAATCCTTCTGCTCCTATGCCGGGAGCAAAGAGAAGGAAAGATGGTACTAAGAGATCCCATGCAGAATGGGCTGAGAAGAACGGATTCAGATGGTATAGTGAGGACAGTATTCCAGAGTCATGGATAGACTCTGACTGTAGAGAGACTGAAGAGTTTAAACAAAGGACAGATAAGACAAACTTGGAGATGCAATGAGTATTGATGACGCAACACCAGAAGAGTGGAGTAACTTAAATAGGAGATCTACAGAAGATTGGAATCAGCCTAATGATCATCCTGTATATGGTGAAAATATACCTGATAATCGTTTGGGTAACTCATATTCTAATTTAATAAACACTATGGTAGATCATCCACCTCATTACAATAACGGTCATATAGAGTGCATAGAAGCTATTGAAGCTATGCTCACCCCTGATGAGTTTGTAGGATACCTACGTGGTAACTCATTGAAGTACCGCTGGAGATTCAGGTACAAGAAGAAGCCCATAGAAGACCTACGCAAAGCTCGTTGGTACGAGGAGCGATTGCTCAAGTTCTTGATGGAGAATCAGGATGTCTTGGGATAGGAAAGAAGAACGTAGGGAAAGGTTCAACAAGCGGAAACAATCTAAAAATAAAGCGCGAACCAAGGGGTACAGAAAAGACCAGCTTAGAGAAAAGGAAGATATTGATGACATTGAAAACTGGGAAGACGAATTATCTAGGCATAGAGATAGACTATGATAAAGAAGAATTACTAAATGAATTCTCTTTAGAAACTTTAAAAGACAGATACTTTTGGGAAGATGAAACACATGCTCAAGAAGCTTTTGCAAGGGCCGCTGTTTATACTGCTACTTATCAAGGACATACTGACTTCAATCTTGCACAGCGACTTTATAATTACGCAAGTTCTAATTGGTTCATGTTTAGCACTCCTATCCTTAGCAACGGGGGAAC